TGATGCCTTAATGAGCGTCACGGACCTTTACGATAATCTTCGTGCCTCGTCGCTCGATGCAAACTTTAGTCTTCCGTCAATGAGCGATGGAGCTATGCGAGAGGGGGGGCTTGATCTTTCAACTTCTGCCAAACAAAACTTTAGAATGTTGTTTAACGATTCTGCTACACGCTTTATTGACAGGTTTGAAGCTCAAATAGCTGAAAAAATGTCGGGAGATGTTGAAACAGGACTATCGCAATTGTACGGTACTTTAGGGCTTACAAATACCTCTGATGCAATTGACAAGTGGGAAAAGCTACGGGCGGCAATGCGGGGAGATACATCTGAAGTATCGAAAGAAGCCGTTGAACATGTCCAAGATTTAGTGCTTAAAAATACAGCGATTGAAGACCCCGCTGAGCGAGCTAAGCTTCTTGTAAATTATGCAGATAACATGCCTCTTACAATTAATATCCACGAATTTCAGCAGATGACTTCCGGGCTACAAGGAAGGATAAGAGACGTCTACACCAAAAAAGCCACTGGAAAAGAGGCTGTCGTTGAAAGAGAGATATACGAGATATTACATGATCTCGCGACAGATGACGTGTCTGGTTTTAAATTTGATTTCTTTGGAGGACAACGCAGACCCGCAGATGAAGTTTATGAAGCACTAAAGAGCGCAAATAAAATATACCGCGAAGAGTATGCTGAACGGTATTTGCGTGGGGGTGCCTCTGCACGAGTTGGAAAAGGAGTGCCCCCTTCAGTAATCCCTGATATTAGAATCGCTCGATCTACTGGGGTCGTGCGTTCTGACGAAATATTTAATGTTTATCTCGGTAAATTAAAAACAGGCGGGGCCGCAACCAGAGAACAAATAAAGACGGTAACAGACGAATTAGCTCAGTCGTTTGGCACACGGGTTCCAGAAGGCGGAATTAAAATTACAGATAGAGACGGAAAAATTATCGAGAGACCTGAAGGTTCGTTTGTTTTTATCGAAGGTACTGAAGAGACCGAAGCTCTTCGAACGACTATGCTTCTTCACGCAGTTGAGTTAGTCCGTTTAAGTGGCGCAGGAAAACTCGTTAGCTCTTGGACCGGTAAAACTCTCTCGCCAACAACAAGCCAGCAGATGGCGGAGATAATGAAAGGTAAAGAAGATCTCTTTGATTTTTCTCTTGTTGATAATATGTTAAGAATGCCGATGTTGAGAAGACAAGCGGACGGTACATACAAAGAAGTTCCTCTAATCAATAGAGAACGCGCTGTACAAGAAGTTAATTTATCGGTAGCTATTAGCGCTGATCCGGAAATGAAAGCATATGCCGACAGTGCTCAAAGGGAATTTAAAAACTTTGTTGCAAAAATGAGACGCGAGGCACAGACTGACGCCCAACAAGAGAAACTATACGTTGTGAGTATCAGTAAAGCAATGGACCGTTTTGAAGGTAACCCTGCTGATTACTTTGCACAACAGTTTGAAACAGGCGATATGGGAGCGGCTAACCTAGATCAAATTCGACTTGCAGTAGGCGAACAGGCTGTTCAAGACGCATTGGTAGAAGGGGCGGATAAAGCAGAGCTTGAGAGATACAGAGAGGGCGCTTTAAAAACGTTTGACGCACTTAGACGTAATCACTACGCAACGTGGCTCAAGACAAAAACGGAAGGTCTTACTACTGATATTACTCACGGTATTGACCCAGACACCGGGGCAGTTCTCTCAACAAACAATAAAACTTTCTCAGGGGCTCGACTCGCACAGGTAATTGGTTCAGATGGCGGGCCAAAAGCATCATTTAACAGAGACATGGCGCTTTCAATGCTAGAAGATGAAGAGCATTATGAAACGTTAAAGGCTGTTGCAGATTGGGGAATACTCAACACTGCTGAGATACCCACAGGGTATAGTATCGACGATATCCCGAGTGGCCTATCCATTGAATCTTGGATATCTAGAATCTACTCTATCAACCGACAAGTTGTTTCCCCACGCTACGTAGCGGCAGAAGCAATCGTTCAGAGTTTTAGAATGAAAGGACTTAGTCTCGTAACGGCAATGGTCAATGACAAGAAACTCGCAAAGATGGTGCAGAAAATTCTGGTAGATGATAAGCCGCTGAGTACGCCACAAGAAAATACAGAGTTTGCTCAGGCTCTTATGACAGCCGCAGGAATGAGCGCTGTACGTTGGGATAATCTTGAAGAAACTGAAGAGGCTCCCGAAGAAAAGGTAGAAGTTTTGAGGCCAACAACTACGGCCACTGAAGTAAAGCCCGCAGTTGCTGGTGACGAAACAGTCGAAGCAATAAACCAGACAGTCGCAATTTAGTTGGATAAAGGAAAAACCAATGAAACTAAAGAAGTACACCAACCAACCACGTAAGCCAATGATGTACGGCGGTAAAGCCACGAAGGGACGTGCCAAAATGTCTCAGGGAGGTACGGTCACAGATGATGCTCGTCGTGCTGAAATTTCACAGCAATACGACAGAGACCCGGATTCCGTACGAGCTATGGCTAACGGACGAGGTCGGGATGCTCTTATAGCTCGAAGTGTTCTCCGTGAAAAGGGCGGTGCTGATGGCGTAGCTAACACGCCCACAGGTGATAAAGAACCAACTAATTAAATAACAAGAAGAATGATTCTACCTGCCAGTTTCCCCGGCCTTGCGCCGGGGTTTTTTATTCGGAGGCGTACAGATTATCGAAGGTAATAAGAGGATCAGTGTAGGTACTGTGTCCCTCTGCTGAGTGTGTCCATTGACTCGGAGCAAAGTCTGGTGCACCCTCACCTGTTCTCCACAAAGCAGGGCTTGTAGCCCGTACACGATTGTTAGGAAGAGCTACGACATTGCCCTCCCAATCTCCTTCGGTGAGATACAGAACGTGCGACTGTTTGTGCTGGTCAGGTGAATCTGCAATATCATTCTCTGTATAATCCACCGTAAATAAATATCGTGCTTCATAAAATTCCCCATCAATCTTTGCAACCCACGGACTAGAACTCACACGCTCCATGACCACAACACTGTGGTGACGAGACTCACAGTCCCAAGGTTGTGCGAGGTGGTCCTCCATTCGGGCGGGCCACTCGTCTAGTTCGAGGTCCATAACCAGTGCTTGAATGGGCATCCTTGCCCACATAGCACCTCCGTGTACATTTTCCAAGCCGTCCTCGAGGTCAATCTCGCATCCTGTAAATACGACCTGAAATGAAAGAGAACGGTCAGGTATTGTGTTCACTGCAATAGCAAGCGCGTGAAGATACTCGCCGTGATACTGCTGGTGATTGGCTGTAAACTCTTTGCGAACCCAGCATTTAAAATAGGGGATGTTAGAAATCAGGTACGACATTCTGCAATATCTTCTTGAAGGTTACGAAAATAGTCACGTACTATTTTTCCTATGCGCGGTCCATACATTGGATCACCCAATCGCCTAAGAACTTTTTCCATTCCTATGGTGTCAACACAATCAAGATTAAACTCAAGGTTGCCATCTCGATTTAAGTCGATGGTAAAGTTGAGCAAGTTTGCCTTTGAGTTTGCCATAAGTCCTCTATAGCTAAATTATAACAGTCAGCTTTGAATACAAAGTTGTTGCGCTCGTCCCTGTCGCCCTTTTTGTGCTTAACTGCTTTAGCAAAGTACTTATCTTTAGGCATCCTACCAACAATCCACGCGGTTTGCAAACTATCTAACACACGCACAAAGATGTACTCATCGCATCGTTGTTTAGTACCATGTGCCGCAATGCTACACTCGTAATGCGGACGAGGTTTAGAGGTGCAACGTTTTGTTTTCACGTCGATGGTGATCCCATCTGATGTGTAGAGGTCGTAATGAGGATTAGGTGTATGAATATATCCGAAATAATCTCGTACGATAATCTCACCAAGAGCCCCTGCGGGGCTTCCTGCCCCTCGGGTTATACTTCCTTGTAAGCTCATTAGTTGGCCCGAAGTTTTCCGAGCCTCACTAATCTGTTTTTCAGTTGGGCTAATCTCAATCATACGGTTTTCTGAATCTCAGTTTGTTCCGTAGATCGTAGATCATTTTACGCGCTGAGTCAAGCAATTCAGCATCGCCTATCAGGG